CTGATACTGCTAGTGTAGCATCTGGCATCACTAGTGATTTTGATATCATTACAAACAATCCAATCACAACATTTGATTTCTTCATAGGTGATGGTTCAAAACTAACAAATGTTACTGCAGTAGGAACAGGTATTGAAATAAAGAATAATGGATCTACTGTAGGAACTGCATCAACAGTAGACTTTGGTTTAAGTTTAGATGTTAGTGCCATATCAAATGGTATTAGTACAATATCAGTACAGAAAGTTCCTCATGCTGACATCTGTGGTGTTGCTAGTTACTCTGACAAGTGTGGTGTTGCTACCTTTGCAACCAACGCAGGGATCGCTTCTAATGCCCTTAATGCTAACTTTGCTGCTGCTTCATCGTTCTCTACCTTAACAGGTGCTGCAGAGACTTCTAAGAGTCTTTACACTGAGTACCAAGCACCATTTAAACCACTACCAACAACCATAGGTAACAAGACTGCAAACCATAGATATCTTGGCATCGGATCTGATAGATCAGTCAATGTCCAAGGTTATGAATCACCTTACTTAAGGTTTGAAGTTGGTCAAACATATAGATTTACAAATACAAACAACAGCACCTATCCTCTTAGATTCTATTACAATGCTGCAGGAACTGGAGTTGGATACGGTACTACAAGTCCAGTAGAGATGACTCAGGGTGTTACTGAGACTGGATCATATACAGAAATATCAGTTACTGAAGAGACACCTCAGTTATTCTACTATGGTATGGGTGTTGGATCTACTATGGGAAGTATGGGTAACTCTATACAAGTATTCAATTATGAATTCCATAAATGTCTTAAAGTAGGAGAGTATAAGAACCTTGCAGGACTTAAAACATGTACACACACTCAAATGTTTGAGGGTCGTGCTACTGCATGGTACATGAACACAAACTTAGGTGTAGGTAACAGTGACTATGTACCTGGCGATAGATCACACAATGTTAGTTCTATTGAACAGCAATCCACAGGTGTCTACCAAGTAAACTTTGCTGATGCAATGAATGATGAAAACTATGCAGTGATGATTGATGGTAGAGGAACTACCAATTTTCCTGGCGGTATAGTAAGAGCAACAGTATATGATAGAACCGTGACAGGATTTGGTGTAACGATTTACAACAGTATACCTGCAGTAGAAGATCTAAGGGATATCAACATAGCTGTGTTCGGAGGTCAAGACGGAGAACCTACATTCCTCTAAATAATATTTTACCTGTGCTATAATGAATCCAATGGGAGGATGTGCCACCTGTGGCGAACAGTCTGTGCCTGAGACTGAGATACGAGTCCCTGATGTATCTAATTTTTTAAATGATAACATGTTTATAGTATATTCAATGAATGGATGTCCATATTGCGAGAAAGTAAAAGAGTTAATGAGGTTGACAAAACAACAGTATGTGGTGTATACTTTAGATCAGCACTTCACTATAGAAAACTTTGAAGAAGAGTTTGATACAAGAATCTTTCCTCAAATTGTTGTCGATAATAAGACAACAAGTGAAAGAAACCATATAGGTGGTGCTGCTGAGCTTGCTCAGTATTTTAAGGAGAATCTCTCTTCCTAAATAAAATCAATTACTGGAGATAATGGTGCTAGCTCTATCATTAACTTTTGGCACATTCCTACTCATAGGAACAGCAATCGTATCAGGTATGATTGGTTGGGTGCTTAGAGAATACATGTTCTATCATCATGATCGACCTAATGGAGGGATGCCAACGCACCCAGAGATGTATGATGAAGATGGGAATCTTATCCCAACTGATCTCATTGCTCTCAGATTCGATCCTACATTAACTGAGGATGACGAAGAAGACTAACTATTGAATTTACTATGGCAAAATTACCACCGAAACCAACGGTTGCAGAAATCCTAGACGCTGTTCATAAAGCAAAAACAAAAGCAAAGAAGATAGAGGTACTACGAGAGTATGACTCTAAAGCATTAAGGTACTGTCTCATCTGGAACTATGATGAGAGTCTTAAGAGTGCCTTACCAGATGGTGATGTCCCTTACACACCTAACGATGCTCCAACTCCAGAAGCACAAAGCAAACTTGCATCTGAGTACAGAACATTGTATAATTTTATTGTAGGAGGAAACTTCGATATCAATAACACTCGAAGAGAGGTATTGTTTATCCAACTCCTTGAGTCACTTCATGCTGAAGAAGCAGAAGTATTATGTTTAGTAAAGGACAAAAAACTTGCCAAAAAATACAAAATCAGTTTCCCAGTCGTTAAAGAAGCCTACCCCGACATCAAGTGGGGGAACAGGGTCTAAAGTGTGGACTGCTGAAGATAAAAAAGAAGCAAAAGAAGTGTATTCACTAGTGATACATGAGGCAGACTGTCCAAAAGAAAAGTCTGAAGATAAAAGTCTTCCTACTACTGCATATCTTGTTGAATATACAGTTGACAACTCTGAAAAGATTCACTATGATATAACTATCGCAGGGAGAAAAGTTGACATATTTAATTTCTATTATGACAAACTGAAAGGTGGTCTAAAAGATATTAAGTATGCAGGAGGAACAAGAAATCCAACTCTTTGGAACAACAGTCCTACCCCTGCTAAAACTCGCAAAAAGAAATGAGTGACATTAACTTTAATAGACATCGTGTGTTCAGAGAAACAGACGATGTTATTTTTTATGATATATCAGTAGAGGAATCAAATGCAGCAGACTTAGTTGTTCATGAAGGTGCTGCAATATCACCTCCACCTGATTGTGTAGGAGGTAAACAGTTCTATATTCATAGTTTTCAAGATGATTGTAATAGAGTGGTACAGGGAGAAAGAACCTTTGAGTTAATCAATAGAGACTGGAAGAATCAATACCATATAGTACACCTCAATAGATATAGTGGTGCGTTAGTTATACCACGCAATACATTTCATAGGTCAGTGTCAGGTGAGGGTGGATCAATAGTAATAAATCAAGCAACGAGGTATGATGGGTTCGATCCTCATGCTGAGTTCTATCCAGTATCCACAGCAGAGAACAGAGAGTTATATAATATACTAAGAAATGTAGTTCCCGTAATTCACACAGTGGGAGAATGAAAGCACTCATCACAGGACACAAAGGTTTCATAGGATCATTTCTATATGATCATCTTACATATCAATTTGGTGATACTATAGATGGTCTTGATTTTCCTGATGATATTGGAGATTTTAAGACAGATAAAATATATGACATTGTAATACATCTTGCTGCATTTGCTGCAATTAGAGACAGTATAGATAATCCAGATAAGTTTTGGGAAAACAATGTCGAAAAAAGTAGACCAATATTCGATTATTGTAGAAACAATAATGTTCGACTACTTTATGCTAGTACCGCACAGGTTGAGGAGTGGTGGCAGAACCCATATGGTATTACAAAGAAAGTAAACGAGTTCATGGCTCCACCTAACAGTGTAGGTATGAGATTTCAAACTGTTTATGGTGAGAACAGCAGACCAGACATGCTGTATAGAATGTTGGAAGACAAGACTGCTAAGTACATAACCAACCATAGAAGAGACTGGATTCATGTCAAAGATGTAGTCAGAGCAATATGTTACCTCATTCCTAGCACATACACAGGTACGGTCGATGTAGGGACAGGAGAGACAGTATCAGTAAAAGAATTAGCAGAAAAGTTTGGTCAAGGTGACCTACCTGTGAGGGCAGAGACACCAGGCGAGAGGGACATCACATGTGCTGACACCACTACGATGAGAGAGTTAGGTTGGTTTCCAACCATTGAAATCCTATAGTCAGGGGAAAATCAACTTTTTGTTTACAAAAAAGGGCAAAAAAAATTCGCCAAATTTTTTGACCGTACAGGATTTTCAAAAAAGTAACAATTACGACATAGTTGCAATATAAATAATAATGTGTTAGAATACACACATCGTTCATCCATAGATGATAGAAGCAGTCCTACTGGCATCTCTCCTTGCTGAACACAACCCTTCCCATTGGGAAATGACCTGTTCAGAATGGAACAAAAATAGGATCGAGATACTTAGCGATAAGGATCTTGGATCTGATGCACAGGAGTACTTAATAGATTATTTTCTGACCAAAGTGTCAGGAGACTGTGATGCTTACATCATCGGACGCAAGTAAGCCGACTCGGAACGGGTTCGTTCATCTTTATGTACCAAATTCTTCTTAGTCTAATAACGATTGGAGCACCACTTGATTGTGAGCATGCTGCCGAATTATTAGACATAGCAGCAAACAATCCTGATAAATCTGAGCAATTGGAAATAACAAGGGTTGTGGTAGCACATACTAATCCTATGTGTTTTAAAGACGCAAAAGCCGACTGAAGGAACGGGGATTAATCCACCCTACTACTTTAGGAGCAAACCAATGGCAAAAGTCACTTATCGTGGTGTCGTTTATGACACAGACACTAAGAAAGCTACAGCAAAGAAAAAGGTCGATCTCACATACCGTGGTATCGTTCATACTGCAAAGTGATTGCAACTTTAGAGATAATGGCAGCATCTGCTGTCTTTCTCACAATCATTTACGCTGAAGCTAGAATATTATATGGAAGGGGTTGAACCCCTTCTTTTTTTATGTTATACTATTTGAAATAGGAATTTTTTATGTTACACATGAGAGAACAAATGCTGAGAGCATTACTAGCACATGCTCAAGGCGATATTGCCAAACATAAGGCAAATGTCGAAATTTATCTAGAACACCCTGCAGGTGTTGGTGAACATACTGACATATTAGAGTCTATTGAAAAAGAATTAGACATAATAGCAAAATATCAAGATCAAATTGATATTATCAACAAATATTTTAGATCACCTTCTGATAAAACCTTAAATGGATAAGGGGAAATTAAAACTAATTGTACAGAACCTTAAATCTCTGGTTGAATTACTAGAATCAGAGGTTTATTCTGAACCAGAGTCTTATTTGGAAGGTCAACAGAATTTGCCAGTTGAGGATTATGATGAAATTTGGGAGGATGATGATGGATACCCAGACTGACGCACTTTACCGTAAGAGAGCATTTATACTCAAATGTCTCCTTACTAAATACAGTAAAAGTACCTATCCAAATGCTTCATTTTATAAATGTGCAGATGAATGGATAGCAAGAAACGAATCATATCCTGGCGGATTATACAGATTTTACAAGGACTACTATGCAAAAGAAGACTATCAAATTGGTAAAGGAAGCACTTAAAAACCCTCATCTCTATTCAGATGCTGAGATGACTTACATGAGAAAAGCAAAAAAAGAACTTAAAAACCAATTAAAAGCACAAAAATTATCTGAACTTAAAAACTCTAAATAGGAGTACACATTACTTTACAATGCCAACATACCCTGTAATTAACTTAAAGACAAAGGAAGAGAAAGAACTCTCTATGTCTATGAAAGAATACGATCAGTGGAGAAAGGATAATCCAGATTGGGACAAAGATTGGTCAAAAGGTGTCGGTGGAACTGCCGAAGTAGGAGATTGGCGAAATAAATTAGATGGTGGATGGAATGAGGTACTCGATAGAGTTGGGAAACAATCTCCTCGTTCCAATGTCAAGAAGTTTAACAACTATTAACTAAATGCCAAGAAAAAGAAAAGCTGCTGCTGCAGTAGGAATTGGACTAAGTGCTAAACAGATGAGGAGAAAGAAACCCATCAGTAGCGACTATTTGGTAGATATAGTTCCTATTACAGATAATCAGAAAAAGTTTTTTGCTTACTATGGCGAAGGTAAGCACATATTTACATATGGTGCTGCAGGTACAGGAAAGACATTCATAACCCTCTATAATGCACTTAAAGAGGTATTAGATGACAGTACACCTTATAATAAAATATACATGGTCAGGAGTCTTGTAAGCACTCGTGAGATAGGTTTCCTACCTGGTGATCATGAAGATAAATCAGCATTGTATCAGATACCATATAAGAATATGGTAAAGTATATGTTTGAGATGTCTACTGATGCTGAATTTGAGATGTTATACGGAAATTTAAAGACTCAGGAGACAATATCCTTCTGGAGCACCTCATTTATAAGGGGTACAACACTTGATAATGCAATTGTTATAGTTGATGAATGCCAAAACTTGAATTTTCACGAATTAGATAGTATAATAACAAGAGTTGGAGAAGATACCAAAATCATGTTCTGTGGTGATGCTACTCAAAGTGACCTCACCAGAGATAAAGAGAGAAATGGTATCATTGACTTTATGAGAATCTTAGAACAGATGGAATCAGTAGAGACAATTGAATTTGGTCTTGAAGATATTGTTCGTTCTGGATTGTGTAAAGAATATCTAACTACCAAACACGCAATGTCTATGTAATGTTTAATCATGTACCTGCTCTCCTACCACCATTGGAGAGAGAAACTGTTGATGGTGTAAGATACTATAAAGTCCCTAATCAAGACGATTTTATCAAACTAGTTTCGATTACTTCTGTAACGAGTCATTTTAACAGAGAAAAGTTTGTAAAATGGAGAAAGAAAATCGGAGAAGCAAAAGCAAACGAGATTACTCGTAAGGCAACTTCTCGTGGAACTGACACACATACTCTTATTGAGCATTACTTATTAAATGAAGAGACTCTGCCAGAGGTTCAACCTATATCAGACTTTTTATATAAAATTGCTAAACCAACTCTAAACAAAATTGACAATATTCATGCATTAGAAGGATCTTTATACAGTAAAGAGCTAGGTGTTGCAGGAACTGTTGATTGTATTGCAGAATACGAAGGAGAATTAGCAGTTATTGACTTTAAAACTTCCAAATATCCTAAACCTAGAGATTGGATAGACGGATACTTTGTCCAAGCAGCAGCATATGCCTGTATGTATTATGAACTAACAGGTGTATCAGTCAAAAAACTTGTTATAATAATGACATGCGAAGATGGCGAATGTGTTGTCTATGAAGAAAGAGACAAAACAAAATATATTAAATTACTCGTTAACTACATTGAATGCTTTTTAAACTACCAACTGGAAATACATGGAAAATGAATTTAATCAAGCGTTAAACAAGAAATTCATGAATCCTGCAAAATTTGCAGTAGAGATTGAAAAACTTGTATTACAAGAAAAAATCAATTACATTGATGCTATAGTTCTTTACTGCGATGAAAACAGTATTGAGATAGATTCTATTACAAAATTAGTATCTAAACCATTAAAAGAGAAATTAAAATATGATGCACAACAGTTAAATTTTATGAAAAAAACTTCTAAAGCAAAACTTCCCTTATAATGTCTACTTTATCATGGTTTCCGATGCCAGTATATGTTGAGAAGGTATCGGGAGAAGCAAAAGAAATAATAGAAAAAGAACTTTATGCTGTATATGATAAAGCAAACTTTGCTCAGAATCCTCAATGGACAGATGATACAAACGAACTAAGTGTAGTAAATGATTCTTTTTTTACTGCAAACGAACTTAAAGATTGCACAGTATTTAATGACTGTGTTGATTTTCATTTAAAAGAATATCTCAAACAATTAGCAACACCTACAAATTTAGATTACTCTGTAGACAATTCATGGTTGACAAGAACCACTAAAGGTAAGTATATACATCAACATGATCATGGTAATTATGATGTATCAGGAGTATATTATTTAAAGACTAATGGAAATGATGGTAAGTTATATTTTCCTTCTCCACACAGATTATTAGCAGGTAATTTTATAATATCAAGAATAATTGACTATTATCAGCATCTTCCATTAGAAGAGGGTGTTATAGCAATGTGGCCATCTGTACTTCTACATAATACAGAACCTAATGAGACTGACCACGAGAGACTAAGTGCAAGTTTCAATATTAAGTTTAGATCATGATTAAAATTTTAGAAAATCCAAAGACTGCAGATTACCTTGATTTTAAAAGATGGGTAAACAGCACTAGTTTTGAATGGAAGTTTAATCCAACATCAACACCAGACATGAGTGATCTGTCTAAGGTAGATTTACCTTTCTATTGCCATTCATTTATGAAAAGACCAGAGCAATATGGATATCCTGTAATAGATAATCCTCAAGAAACTCATGGTGTTGTTGAGTTATTAACTGAAATATTAAAACATAACCAAGTTCCTTTCAATAGTTTTATTAGAATAGCAGTAAATGCGGTTCATCCACAAAAAGATGTGACTGCTTCCATACCCCATATAGATCACACATTTGCACATGGGAATCTTATAATGTATTTGAATAATGCAGGTGGATCTACCTTTGTAAAAAATGAAATGTCATTAAAAGATGAGGTGCATTTACCTCAAGAAGATGATATAATATTGTTTACAGGAGAACATTACATGCAAACTCCAAGAGATAAAAGACGAGTAATTCTAGTCGCAACTATGATTTAATCGCATAAATAATAGTGTTCTAGGAGATATTTTATGGCAGATTTTTTTGATTCCGAAATAGTTCGGGATGAAATGGATTACATCAATGAAACTCAAGAAGAAATCTATGGTAGAATTTTTCAATTCCCAGATCTTCCTGTGCCAGAACAAATCGAACATCTAGATGAGTTAAACGATTTGCTTGAAAAACAACAAATTCTTTATACTCGTATGAAGTTGTCGGATGATCCTCGTGCTAAGGAAATGGCAGAAAATGTCAGAAAATCCGCTATAGTAATGGGATTTCCAAAAGATGTTGATTGCAACCTTTTATTTGCAAATATGCAAGTAACACTTGAAAAAGTGCGTAAAGGTTTGGAAGAAACACTTGACACATGAGCATGACGGCTCTATAATACAGTCACACAGACCAAATCTAATTTAATCCAATTAAATCCTATGTCTTTCGCATCACTTAAGAAACAATCTTCGCTTGGCAGTCTTACTGCAAAGTTAGTTAAAGAAGTTGAGAAAACCAACTCAGTTAACAAAGGAGATGAGCGACTCTGGAAACCAGAGGTTGACAAGGCAGGTAATGGTTACGCAGTAATCAGATTCCTACCTGCACCTGACGGAGAAGACCTCCCTTGGGTAAAAATGTATTCCCATGCCTTTCAAGGACCTGGCGGGTGGTACATTGAAAATTCATTAACAACATTGAATCAAAAAGATCCTTGTTCAGAATTCAACACTAGTCTTTGGAATAGTGGTGTGGAGTCTGATAAGCAAATTGCTCGTAATCAAAAGCGTAAGTTAGCATTTTACTCTAACATCTATGTTGTAAAAGACCCTGCTAACCCTTCTAATGAAGGTAAAGTATTCTTGTACAAGTTTGGTAAAAAGATCTTTGATAAGATCATGGGTTCTATGCAACCTGAGTTTGAGGATGAAACACCTCTAAACCCATTTGATTTCTGGCAAGGAGCAGACTTTAAGGTTAAGATCAAGAAAGTTGCAGGATATTGGAACTACGACAGTTCTGAGTTTGCTGCAGCAGCACCATTATTAAATGATGATGATGCTCTTGAGCAATTATGGAAGAAAGAATATTCTCTTTCAGAAATAGTTGCTGCTGATCAATTCAAGACATATGACGAACTTAAAAAGCGTCTTGAGTCTGTATTGAGACTTAACCAATCACCTGCAACTTCACGCATTGTAGATGAAGAAGCAGAGTTGGAAGACTTAAGCGAAGGAAGAACTCCTGTAGCAAACACTCCAACTGAAGATGATGCACTATCTTACTTTCAGAAGTTAGCTGAAGAGTAAATATAAATAACAAGAGGGATTTACTCCCTCTTTTTTATTCTATCGACTTATTAAAATGGCAGGATACACAGGAGTTCACTTTGTAGTGACATATACAGATAATCAGAATGGTAATTTTACTGCAGATGTATATGCTAAAGATGCTGATGATGCAAAAGCAAAAGTTCTAATACTTTATCCTTGGGCACTTAGTCTTTCAGCAACTGCAGGTGCATAAAGATGTCACGCAATAAAGTTATTGCATACTCAGATGCCAGTGGCAACTGTAGAGTAGTAATTCCTACAATGGATTGCCCTCTATCGGATGATGCTGTAATAGCAAAAGATATACCTACATCTGACTATTCATTAATTGAACCATCTGCGTTACCATCTAATCAGTTTAGAGATGCTTGGAAATACGACCACAGTTTACAATCTGTCGGTGTAGATCTAACTGTAGCAAAAACTAAGACAACAGAAATTTTAGAAGCACAATATCTTGCCATTGCAAAAGAAAATGCAGATATACAATCAATAGCAGACATGAAGGGTGAGTCTGCATCTCTTAAATCAAACCCTGCAGTACCATATACTACAATAACTAACGCAACTAGTGTTGCAGAACTAGAGGCACTTATTTAAGTATCTTTTAATTTTTTATTGATAAACTGAGAAGACTTAGTATATTCCAGAGCTTCTTTCATATCCATCATAAACATAGTTAGATATTCTCTCCTCATAACTTTAATACTTCTTTTCTGTTCATTAACTCTAGTTTCTGCTAGAAAGTTACTGATAGGCACGACTGGATTTATTGTGGTATTGAATACTAATGGATTTGGTATTGTATAATCTCTATCAACTATTTGACCTGCAGGAAGAATTAGTTTACCCTCAGAATTTCTGACCTCCTCTGTCTCATGATGTCTTGTGTCATTTATTGCTAGTCCATACTTATCTTCACAATATTGATATAACACATCACCACTCATTGGCCATTCATCTCTCACATTAATAATATTTGCTGTTACTAATATAATCCAATCTAATTCTGAGTTACCATATATGTCTTCTGCTACATTATCAGGTCGCATACCTTCTTGTATTGTATATGACTGTAGAAATGTAACTGCAGAATAAACATCATCTCTAAGTTTTGCTCTTAGAAATAAGTTCTTAATAGTGACATAATTGTCATTATTAGGAGAACTTGTTAATGGATTTTTGTACCTGATATCTGGTACATGTTTAAAATAGTGTTTTGACATTAGTAACCTACTGATTCAACTTCTTCATGATCTTCTCTGTAAATAGGATTAAGTTCCTTAAAAGACATATCTAATTTCATATGTACAGGTGTACCATCTTCATATGTTGCGTATGTGCCACTCCCAGTATAGTTAGTAGACATATTAGTTAATGCACATGTTTTGAATCTATTTAAAAATGGATGAGGACTTCCTCCTTTATAATATCCTATTCTGAATATATCAGGAGCATTTAAGAAACCCATACCATCATTATTTAATTTCGCTGCACTATGTATTTTTAAAGTTTTAATTATTCTTTTTACTATTCCTGCCTCACTTTTACTTCTAGGTGTGAGATCAAAACCAAAATTAAAACTTCTTATTGTTACACCATTAAATACCATTTCTAAGTTCTGGTTTACGACTTGACCAGATGATCTTGATAGTAAACCACCTAGAGTGACATTAGCACCAAGAGCATTCGCTGCTGTTGTTGCTGCAACCATTTTTGCATAGTTTGCAACATCACTTCCTGCAGATCCTTGGTCTTTAAACAGTGATTGTACATCTTTTACAGGACTTTTAAGAGCATCTCCAACAGTATCCGAATTTATCATATTACCTATTCCTTTTGTAATCGCTGCAGAAAAATCATTTAACTTGTTTTCTCCCCACTGAGCACCATTGTTATCTTGAATATTGCCTGGTATAGGTAATATAATTGTATGTCTTGCAGGTTGATCAGTATATTGATCGCTTATTTGAGCTGCTCTGTTGCTCCCAGTACCTAATTGACTTAGTGTCTCTGTACCTAATTTTCCTGTTTTTATATTTTTTAAAATTTCTATCTTGAAATAGTCTGTACTGGCATCTATTATGTCAGAAGGATATCTCATTAAACTTGCCATTGGTTTATCGACCTCTTTTTAACTATTTAGCAAGAATTTTGCATATTTTAATGACCTAGCATGTCGCAATTCATTTGACTGTACTTGATAAACTTGACCTGCTACTTCATTCCATGTATATTTTCTCATCAAACCCCAATGATAGTTGAATCCTCTGAATCCCCATTGTTGTATATCTGTACATGCAATCAAAGGGTGTTGATCATATCTTAACTTAGGTGTCTTTGCATTATATACAAAAGTGTAATAGTTGCCAGGATCAGGAATAGGTGACACAGTATCATTAAGTGCCTCCATAATTTCCTCCATGATATCTTCTGGATCTCTCAATCCAGTCGCTCCATCTACAATTTCCTGTAATCTACTCATACTGGCAAATTATCCTCTGTTAAAATTTTAAACTCTAAATGTCTATCAGCACAGTATTCCCTTGCTGCTTTCCACTTTGCTTGATTTTTAGCATATTCCATAACTTCTCTGATATACCTTTTAGTTCTTCTTTTTTGTATTTTTGGTTCAATACATTGTTTTTTAGGTTTTATTTCAATAATATATTTCTTTGCTTTACCACCATTATCTCTAACTTTAATATAAAAATCAGGAAAATATCTATGTATTCTTTGGTCTAATGGTGAGCGATATGGGATAATAGTTTCTTCAGATCCCCATTCCAATATATTACTATTTTTATCACAGTATCTCATGAAGACTTTCTCCCACGAACTACGATAAATAATATTACGATAGTCTCCTCTATACTTTTTTATGTTAGAAGGTCTAAATATGCCAGAGTGTGCCATAATCGTATAAGTTCCCATAGGTATTTATTGTGCCCAAGTACCCAAGAGTTAAAAAGACAGAACAAATTCGTAGTTTATTCCAAAAGGTTGCTACGACAAACCACTATGAAGTATTCTTCTCAGGTTTTGGTGCTCTGCAACGATTAAGAGGATATATTAATACAAGATGTCCTAGAGTCACTAACTTCTTTATTAGTAGAGATCTAGGATTATTATGTAACAGTGCTGAGTTACCTGCAACTACTATGGCAACAGCACAGGTAGAAGGTCAAAGAATGGGTATTGTTGAAAAAATGGCACATTCAAGAGTATATACTGATGTGTCTTTTACTTTTTATGTTGATAATCAATATAGAACACTAGAATTTTTTGAGTTATGGCATGAGTTCATAGCATCTGGATCTAATGATCAAGTAGACAGAACAAATATTGCATATTACCATAGAATGCAGTATCCAGATGAATATAAGGTTGATACTATAAAGATTCAAAAGTTTGACAAAGATCATTTTAGAAGTGTAGAATATAATTTTTTAAATTGTTTTCCAGTTGCTGTGTCTTCTATGCCTGTTGCATATGATGGTAACCAAGTGCTTGAATGTCAGGTTACATTTGCATATGACAGATACTATTTTGGTAAGATGGGTTCATTAGATCGTAGAGCATATGCTGCTAACTACGCAAATGTAACATCAGGTACTGCAATTGGTAGCATACCAGATAGGTCAGGTTTATTTAAAGAAGATGGTCTTCAAAGTACTGGTTATACACTGACTCAAGAAGAATTAGATGCAGCCACTGGCGAAAGTAGTTAATCTGTGCTATAATATATACATTAAAAATTGATATGGGACTTGCACAAGAACTGAAGTCGGGAACTAAAAAATCTCATTCAGCAGCAGAGAACACTAAATTTGTTTCATCATTCCTTAAAGGAGTCGTAGACAAAGAGAATTATCGAGAGTTAATTTCTAACTTTTACTTCATATATCATACTATAGAAGCAGAGGTCAGAAGATTAAAAGATGATCCTATCGTAGGACCTCTGGATATACCAGAACTGTATAGGCATGATGCTTTATCAGAGGATTGTGATTATTTCTTTGGCATAGATTGGCGAGAGAAAATATATCCTTCACAAGCATGTAAGCAATACATGGAGCGTATTCAAGAGGTTGCTCACGAAGAACCAGAACTTCTGGTAGGACATCACTACACTAGGTATCTTGGTGATCTTTCTGGTGGTCAAATTCTTAAAAATATAGCAGAGAAATCACTAAAACTTGAAGATGAAGGTCTTGCCTTCTACAAGTTTCCTGATATTGAAGATAAAAAAGAATTTAAAAATAATTATCGTGCTACCCTAAATAAACTGCCTGTTACAACATCACAGGTAAATGCTATCGTTACTGAGGCAAACTATGCATTTCGTTTAAACATGTATATGTTTGATGAATTGGATGGTAACTTATTGAAATCCACAATGTCTTATCTTTGTGGTGTAGTTAAAGGAAAAAACTGATGCCATTACCCCAGATTAATGCACCAACCTATGAGTTGACGATTCCTTCATCAAAAAGGAAAATTAGATATAGACCATTCTTGGTTAAAGAAGAAAAAATTCTAGTCATTGCTATGGAAAGTAATGATATTGGAGATATTGCTAGAGCAGTTAAGCAAGTTCTAGGACAATGTATCCTTACAAAAGGAATTAAGATTGATAAATTATCAACATTTGATATTGAATACCTGTTCTTAAATGTACGAGGTAAGTCTGTTGGTGAGACAGTAGACATTCAAGTTACTTGTCCTGATGATGGTGTTACTAATGTACCAGTAACTGTGGATTTAGATGCTATAGGAGTGACATTTGATCCAGATCATGATAAAGACATTATTTTAGATGATAAACTAAAAATGAGAATGAAGTATCCTTCATTGGATGAGTTTATTAAAGATAATTTCCAAGTTGATAATGTTGGATTTGAGCAATCTATTGAGATGATTGCTAGTTGTGTTGAAATGATCTTTAGTGAGGATGAAACTTGGACAGGATCAGACTTTACGCAGAAGGAAATGGTAGACTTTCTAGAGGGATTAGGTTCTAAACAGTTTAAAGAATTGGAGAAGTTCTTTACAACTATGCCTAAACTTACTCATGAAATAACAGTCACAAATCCTAAGACTAAAAAAGAAAGTACTGTGAAGTTGGAGGGTTTAGCAGCTTTTTTCAACTAGCGATGCTCCATGAGGATCTTGTTTCATATTACAAGATCAACTTCGCCCTCATGCAGCATCATAAATATAGTTTGAGTGATATTGAAAACATGATCCCGTGGGAACGGGAAATATATATTAGTTTATTAAAAAATTACATCGAAGAGGAAAATTTAAAACAGCAGCAAAATGGCTGATTTTTCAAATAGACTAACCAAGACTGAGGATAAACCAAAGGTAGATCCGCAGAAGTTCATGGGTTCCAAAAGTAATAAGGGATCTGGTGCTTCGATGGAAGGTGTTGACCCAAAAAATATCAATGAAGTTAGTAGAACTTTAGTCAATATTAATAATACACTAAAAGGAATAGTAGAGATCCTTGATTCTCAATTAAAATTAGATAAGAAAGAAAAGAAAGAAGGTGATACAGATGATGCAAGAGCATTAGATGCTAAAAAGAAAGCAGGTGCAGAGAAGTTTTTAGAGTTAGATACTAAAGAATCAAAAGAGAAAACAAAGAAGACATCTAAATTAGCAGAAGGTGCTAAGGGTATTTTAAATAGATTGTTTACAGCATTGACTGCTATATTTGCAGGATGGTTGATTGATAAGGGTATGAAGATGATGCAGTTCCTAAAGGATGGGGATACTGAATCATTTAAAAAAATGGGAATGGAAGTTGTAAAAGCATTGGGAGTGGTCGCAGGAATATTTGCTTTACTCAATATAGGACCTATTATTAGTGCAATAACTGCTATTACTGGAGCTTTATCTGCAGCAATGCCAGCTATCATGGCATTATTAATGAATCCTTGGGCTTGGGCAGCGATAGGTTTGATTGCAGGTATCGCAGGTACAGTCATTTTAACTAAAACTGTAATCAAAGCAATACAAACTAGGGCAGCAGGTGGTGAAGAATATCTTGAAGGATTTAATTCATTAAAACAAAATTTAGATGACCAAGGTATAGAGGTTGTTGGTAACGGAAAGAAAGAAAAATTCTATGTTGCAGGTAGTAGAAACACTAGAAAGAGTAAGAAAAAAACTATAGCAGAACATGGAACTCCACAGCAAAAAGAGGCAGTAGCAAAGTATGTAGAAAAGAGAGATGGACTTATACAACTTAGAGATAATATGAGAAAAGAGATGAAAGAAAAAGAGAAAGAAATAAGAGCTAAAAATAAGGGTAGTAGAAATAGAAAGTCAGGACCTAAAATTTCTAAAGCAAAACAAGAAATTAGAGAAAGATATACAAAACAAATTGATGCATTATTCTCAGGAGAATTGGACATATCAACAATTGAGGGTGTCTCATCTGAGACTAAGGAAAATCTTAAGTCAGATGAGGTAGGACAGGCAGAAAAAGATCTTGATGTTATAGACAAAGCAACCACTAGTGAGGGAGGAGAGACAGTTGATCCAAACAAATTACTCAATAAACCTAGTACTACCACAGATGCTGACATTAAAGGTAATGGTGGTATGGATATAGCAGCTTCTTCAAGTACTAGCAATGCATCAAATGCTACTAAGATTAATGATATATCTAAAGATACCTCTGAACAACAGGTAGAGGTAATACCAATGCAAACTAAAACTGATGGTGGAAGTGCTCAAACTGGACAGATGGATAGTGGTAATGCTACAAGTGTACCTGAGTTACAAACTGCTAATAGCGGTAATGATTATAGAATGTACTTTTCTCATACTTATCAGCAGGGGTGATAACTGATGCCTAAGATTGTCGAGAATAAACCATTCTATAAAATGTCTGATGAGGAGAAGGCAGAGTATGATGCTAAGGTACAGGCAGAGATAGATGCGAGTGGTGGTAAATTAAAAAAGAGAAGAAAAAGAAATAAAAATGCCAAATCTTATGAGCAGATCAAGGCAGAGATAGACGCTAAAGAAGCAGCTAAACAATCAAGAAAGAAACCAAAGTTTATGCCTACTTCTGAGGCATTTGATGTAATGAACTTTGGATTAAATGCGATACTAGAAACAACTAGAGGATTACAAAAAGCATTTGAAAAGAGATCCGAGAGAGAACAAAAACTAGAGCAAGAAAAGAAGATTGATGCTGCTAGATTACTTAAAAGACAGCAATCAAAGGACGCAGAAAAACAACTTGAGGAGACAGGAAAACGAGGTGGAAAGGCAGGTGGTAAAATAAAAGAGATGGCAAAGAAAGGTGGCATGAGAATATTGACTGCTATTGTTGCTATCATAGGTGGATTTATTATTAATAACTTACCCAAAATAATGAAATTTTTAGAAAAGGTAATGAAGGTATTGAAAGGGTTCTGGAAGGTAGCAGGACCTGTGTTTGAGACATTGTTTAATATTATATCTCCTATAGTAGAAGGATTAGCAAAACTCATTGGTGGTGGTAATGATTCAAAGTCACTTGATAAAGATCTCAAGAAAAATAAGTCTGATATGGAATCAGCAGAAGATAGTTTAAAAGATACTAAGAAAGGACTTGATAAAAATGTTGACAAAGCTAAATCAGGGATTGAAGATACTAAAAAAGATTTAGAATCAAGAACAAGCAAAGGACAAACTGCAGAGGAGATCGTAAAAGAAAAAACAGGTGAAGAACATAAAGTAAAACGCAAAGCAGATAAGAAAGAGGATTCTCTAAAACGAGATACCGATACTACAGAAAAGAAAGAGAATCTAAAGGAAGAGACTAAGGAAACACAAGTGGTAATGACGGATAATATCCAACCACAAGAGGAACCAAAACCAAAATTAGTTATTGAAAAACCATCATCAACTGTAGAGGGAACTCTTACTGTCCAGATGGATGAGAAGGCAGGTGTTGGAGATGGTAAGAGTGCTAAGAAAGTTGTAACTCCTCAAGGTTTAGGTATGGATATGTACAGTAAACCTATTAATCTTGGCGATGATGCTGCTGAGGGTTGGAAGAAAGTTCTTAAAGCAGCAGCAGAAGATGGTGTTGATTTAACCAAGGCAGTTGTATCATCTATGAGGACACCAGAACAACAGGAAACATTAGTCGAAAATGAAGATGGTAATACTGTTGTAGATCCTGCACCTGCAGGTACATCACCACATGTACAGGGAAGAGCACTTGATATTGCAGTAAATACTCCAGAACATAAATGGATGACAAAAAATGCATCAAAATATGGTTGGAAGTGGGAAGGTGTTTCAGATCCATTCCATTTCAACTTCATAGGTGCTGATAGTGCACAAAAAAGTAGGAGAACAGGAAGGGGAAGAAGAAATGCAAAGATACAAAAAAAGGTTGACAGAGCAACTGACCTTGCCATGTTGGGTAGAAAGAAGAAAAAGACTATCCCTATACCAATAAATACATTTACACCACCACCACCAGTTGTAACTAAATCAAGTGAACCAATGATGCCTCAACCAGTACAGTCTGGTGGCAGTGTTATAAGACATATGCAAACAGTAAACACTACATTTACATAGATGGCAGCAGTAGCAACTCAAGGATCTACTTACGAAGTAATAGAAATAACAGGTCGTGCAGGTGGCACTATAGACCTTAGATTGGGTGTGTCATCTTTTCAATATTTTGAAGATATAATGTCTCCAGTTGTGACTGCAGTAATGGGAGTGGTAACTAGTGGTGATACAATAGACGGTCAAGGAATTTATAGTGGACTTCCAATAGTGGGAGGAGAAAAAGTAAAAATACATATCACTTCTCCTATAGAAAAACAAAGAGAAGAATCGCCTGGTGTATTTGAAATGACCATGTATGTTAATAGAATATCTGATTACAAATTAGAAAAACAAAAAGAAACTTTTATACTTCATCTTGTATCTAAGGAAGGTATTGTTAATTTAAACAAGAGGATACTTAAAAAATATAAACAAAAAAGAATTGATGAAGTTATAAAAGATTTTCTTGATATATTAGAAGCAGATTATGAGGACGAAGATATTGAAAAGACAGTCAATAGTATAAACTTTATTGGTAACATGAGAAAACCTTTTTCTCTTGCTCCTATGTTAGCAGCAAGAGGAATACCAGAAGTCGGAAAAAATTCCGCAGGATTTTTTCTATGGCAAACCCGAAAAGGTATGCAGTTTAAATCTATTGAGAAAATGATATTTGATGCAAAAGAAAATAAAGAAGGAACTGTCAAAATGGAATATGTTTATGATAGAGGAAACGAGGGTCTTAACGATCCAGAAAAATCATTTGCTAAAATTTATAGTTATGGTATAGCAAATAATAAGGATGTGATGGCAGGTATGAGAACAGGAGAGAACTCAACATACAGAATATATTTTAATCCACATACCTTTGAATTTACTAGACCAGAGCAATCTGTATTCTATCCAAAAGAACAGGAAGGTTTAAATTCTGACGAAAAATCAATATCAGAAGAGGCAGATCCCACTCAAATTCCCAAACCAGAAATGGCAAATAGAATTATTAGTGGCATCTACAGTGTTGGTTGCTTAGAAGAAACAATTAAAGATAATGAAGCAGCAACAGAAGTAAACAACGATAACTTATCAGATGTCGGTCAATCTATTTCTCGTTATGCTTCTTTATTCACACAAGTTGCAACATTAACTGTTGGACTTAACACAGAATTATGTGCAGGTGATATAATAAAGTGTACATTCCCTAAAGTTAGTACCGAAGATGAAGTAGATCCTGCTCAAAGTGGACTATATATCATTAAGGAGATTAGTCATTTTTCTAGTGGCAACAGATCCTATTCGGCATTAAAAGTTATCCGAGACACATCAGGAGAGTAAAAAATGTCAACTATTAAACATGACTTAGATCACGAAGTTTATCTTGATCCCAAAGATAAAAAAGAACATATCAATCATGGTATGTTAGAGTATAAAAAATCTGAACTAGAAGAAGTTCATGCAGACTACGAAGCATCTCATAAAGATGAGGTGGTAGATCCTAATGAAGGTAAGATAAATGATTGGCACACTCGTCATGAGGACAAGCATTTAGAAATTTATTGTGATAATCATCCAGACGCATTTGAATGTAGAGTATACGACGACTAATGGCAATCGAAGAATCCCTATTGGGCAACAGTCAATTTTTAGGCAGGGACGGATTCAGATGGTGGATCGGTCAAGTTGCTCCTAGGGAAGCTCAGAAAGATCAGGTTGATGATGGTGATGGTTGGGGTCAAAGATATAAAGTAAGAATAATGGGTTATCACCCATTTACAGATGACCTAGAAGATAAAGATTTGCCTTGGGCAATGTGTATGTTGCCAACTACATCTGGTAGTGGTGCTGCAAACTATTCAAAATCAACTCAATTACAACAGGGTGATGTTGTATTTGGATTCTTTTTAGATGGTGATGATGGACAAGTACCTGCAATTCTTGGACATTTTGGTCAAGCAGCAGGTGTAAAGAACTCTGGAGAGTTTGGCGGGAAGTTTGAACCTGGTACAGGATTTACAGGTAATATAAAAATAAATCCTAAGACAGAGATTGTAGAAGAGACTGGTAAACCAGACACTACCAACGAACAAAATAAAAAATCAAATACCACTAACTCTAGTGGTACAAAAGGAAAGAATGTAGATCAATCTGGTGCAGGTAAGAAAGAGATAATTGCAGATACTTGTACACCATCTGCTGTTTCTAGAATGGTATTGCAGATAGAAACTATGGCAGAAAGGATAGAAGATCTCCAGATGACAGGAGCTAAATTAGAAGCAGAAATAAAAGCAGTTGGTGATGCGGTTGAGACTCAAGCAAATGGATTTGTTGGTAGTATGTTTCAAGGTTTATTTAATCACTTAGAACCAAAATTACAAGCAGGTTTAGATAAAATATATACAGATAAGTTTTCAGAAGTAGTTGCTCAAACAGGTAATTCACCTCAGTCATTTGCTTTGGGACATGCTGCAGGAGTAGCATCACAGGTAGGAGAAGTTGTCAATATTAAAAATGCAGAGAATGCTCTAGCATGTGTAGCTAATAAAGTAGTAGAGGGATTGAGAGGAACAGTATCAGATATGTTAAAAGATTTGTTAGCATCTGGTCTTGGTATTGCAGGTTGTGTTGGTGCAAACTTTGTATCAAAATTTATGAACAATATAATAGATGATATTAGTGGTGCTATGTCAGGACCTTTGAGTGGATTGGGTAATTTGTTACCTGGCGGATTAGATGTTGCAGAATTTTTGAGAAGTTCTGCTTTCTTACTAGAAGACTTCTCAGGATTCTTAGATTGTGGTCAGACTAATAAAGATAAGTGTCCTCCAGTCAAAAAATATGAAGTTGGTGGTAGTGCTATGGAGAAAGGTGCTGACCCATATAATTATATTACATCACAAATGAAAAAGACTGCTAAACCTGGCGGTGGAATTGGTGGTGCTGTTAGTGGTGCGTTAGGTGGAATTGGTGGTGCAATAGATTCTATAACTGGATTTGAATTTGGTAGTCTAACTCCTGACTTTGGTAATTTAATTCCTAAAGGTATATCAGATACTCTTGGAGCACCTGGCAGAGTAGCAGGACTAATAGAAGATCTTAGTGCAGGTGGATCATGTGTAGGTGGTAAGAAAGATTGTGGTGATGCTAAATTACAAATATTTGGTGGTGGTGGAATAGGTGCTATTGGTAATGTTGTTGTTGGTGGTATTATAGAGAATAGTGGTCTAGGTGGAATTGCAGAAGGTGTTACTAGAACTGCAAGTATTATTGGTGTAGACATAAAGATACCTGGTGTAGGATATAAGACACCACCTGCTATTAGTTTCTCAGATAAATGTGGAGTAGGATTTGGAGCTCATGGTCATGCAGTTTTAGATGATAATGGTGGTATCGCTGCTATTGTTATGGATAGTGTAGGTGAAGGATATCCAGTTGTTACAGATCCTCCAGAAAATGTTGGTGTTACAACTGTTATCGTGGAAGATCCTGGAAGAGGTTATGTACCTGGCGATCAGATTGATGAAACTGTATTCATATTCCAGACAGGATTTGCACCCTCTGATGATGATGAGTTTACTGATGCTTATGCAAATTTAACTACAGAGGAGATCCTAAAGACACCTGTATTTGATGTAAAAGTAGATCCAGATACAGGTGGAGTCCAGTCAGTTGAGGTTCTAAATATTCTTAAATATGATGTCCCTCCTGTGATAGAGATGAAATCTGCAACTGGTGTTGGTGCTGTTCTTAGACCAGTCTTCGGTACAATACCAGAAGCAAAAGCACCTGCTAAAGTTGCTAAAGTAATAGACTGTATAGGTAAAATATAATGTCAGAACAGAACTGGGGAAGAAGAGTTGTTGACTCTAGAGGTGGACATTTTAGAATAGAAACTGGTAGTCCAAGACAAGGAAGAGACGGTCCCGAACCAACTAAAATATATTCATCTAATGATAATGGTGAAGTATTTTTAATAGCACATGGTCATGGAACAGGACTAGGTAGAATATCATCTGATAAAAGTATAGAGATTAATGCGGGAGATAAAAACGATCCTAATAGTATTGATATTAGAGTAAGTGCTGCTACAGGAGATATAACTATCACTGCTTCTAGAGGTAGAATTAGATTACATGGAAAAGATATTATGCTTACTGCTGATAGAGATGTGGATATAAACGCAGGAAGAAATATAAACTTACACTCATCTTGTGGTAGAATTCTTCTGGATGCAAATACAGCACAAGTTAAAGCATTGAGAGGTAATTTAGTTCCTGAGACATGGGGTGCAAGGATAACCAAAAATAGTTTTATTCCTGATAGTGTGTTGGCAAAGATTTTTGCTCCAATGGCACAGTCAGTAATATCAGGTGCAGCAGCAGGTAGTTTCAATGGTGTGATAGGAGGAGCATTAAAAGGATTTGGATTTAGTCTTAAGGATTTGGGTGTTACTTCACAGACAGGTGGCATAGAGGCAATAGAAAATACTAACAAAGCAACAGAGCAACGAACACCTGATCCATTACAAAATCCAGATAATCTAGTAGAACCACCAACACCAATACCAGCTACAGAGAATCAAGTATTAACAGGTAATATAGATTCATTGAACGCATCAGCATCAAAAGAATTAGGTGTTACTGAAGGTGGTAATTCTCTTACTGGAAGAAAAGAAAAATTTGGAACTGGAAGTGTTGGTAAAGGTGCTGCAGCAACTGTTAGTAATCAATCTAGTGATTCACTAGCAACACTTGAAGGTGGAGCTAACCCAACTCACCCAGACATACCTGCTGAACAGAAACTAGATAGTGTTAATAATGCTACTGCACTAAGAATGGAAGCATTAAAACAAGATCTTCTTTCTGCTAAGAATACACCAAATGCTCTTAACAAATCAGTTCAAACTTCTGAAGATGTTGAACAAAAACTTCTTCAAGGTGAGGAAGTTATTGCTGTTGATACCGTATCAGAGGACTACACACTAGAATAATCATGGCAGAATCTAATCCAAACTCCTTTAACTGTAGTGCTAAAGAAGACATAGCAAACAAACCATATAAAATTGGTGATGCTACAAATTATTTTGAAGATCCCGTTATATGCTCAGGGTTTATAGATGTACAAGGGATACCATCCCGTCCTACTGACATAGAGATTACTAATGGTGATGTAAGAATCTATACTGGTAATCTTCTAGTTAGACCAGGAATATCAACATTCCAAGAAGTACAGGTAGAGAAAGAACTTTATGTATGTAATGACACAGATCTAAAGTCTAGATTATATGTTGGAGGTGCTACCTATCAACAGGGAGATGTATATATTCAAGGTACTACTGGAACTCCTCTAGTCGTAGCAGGTGATGCAAATTTTGGAGCAGGTATTGGACAACTAACATCAAGATTTGCAACTGCTGACAGTTTACCCAAACCATTTGACATGGTTCATCCTACCAAGGGTGAGGGACACAGACTGAGATATGCATGTATTGAAGGACCAGAGGTCGCAGTATATTGTAGAGGTAGAACTAAAACAAATGAAATAACTTTACCTGACTATTGGAAAGATTTAGTTCATGAAGATAGTATATCTGTTCAACTACAACCAATTGGGTCATCACAGGATATAATTGTGATGGACTTTAATAATGAAAAGATAACTCTATCAGGAAATGTAGATTGTTTCTACCATGTATATGGAGAGAGAAAAGATATTAATCCTCTGATTGTTGAGTATGAAGGAAATACTTGGCATGATTATCCTGATCCAAACTACGATCCAAATAAAGTTCCCATAGATCAAAGAATAACCAACGACTCTAGATTCGCAGGATCACCAAATACAAATACTATATAATATATCCTATTGCTTGACGGTATGGTACTCTCATGCTATAATGGTATTTTCTGGTTACATCACACTATGGGTAGAGAAGACGAGTACATTTCACGAGTCGTGATTAATGTACAAAAAAGAACTATCAATTGCATATCATCAGATGGTGAAGAAAAACTCGTCACTTGTAAAAAAGGACAAGAGTTTATAAATGTGGTTGAGTTCTGTAAAACAGTCTTAGAACCCGAAGATATCTCCTACGAAGAGATAAAAGTTGTAGCCACCTAAATATCAAGATACTGGTCGTGGCAATGGAAATGGAAAAAGAATCAATAGATACAGCACCGTGTTCGGTGGAGCAAGATGATGCTGACTTCATAAGGTCACATATAGAGTTTATTGACATACAAAAAGATAAAATTGTCAACAAAGATCCAGTTGATGAGATGGAAAAATACTACGAACAATATTACTACGGAAGGGGGTCAGATGCATGATCACTCCAAACTGGAAACACCATAGTAAGAAAGAACCTAAGCGAACTCTAAAACCACAAGCACTTAGAGCAGCAAAAAAAAGAACTAAAATCCTTATTTCAAAATTAACACACTATGCGAATACCTGAGCACATGTACCCCTTTTATAGAGTATTCGATGATAGGGGTCAGCAGTATTGTGATTGTAGTCATGAAGAATATGCAATCAGAACACTTGAGTTGCATGAAGAGCATCAAAACGAAACTTATACTTACAGGAGGATAGATGCTCCTAAACCATTACCACCACATATTGTTGATGTTACTGCACAGTATGAAGGAGAGTTGCCAGGTCAACAGGGACTTCCCAGTGCTAACAAGTTAAGTCAGCAAGAAGCACAAGAAAGATTGCATGATGACATCCGAATGGAACTAGAAAGCAGCGAATTATACGAAATCTAAGAGCCTATATATTAGTAAGTAATAATACTAAAAAACAGGATAATGAAGAAAATTATCGCCTTCATTATGATAGCAGGAACTGGGTTACTTACAACTCAGGTTAAAGCAGATTTGACACATAGACTGTCCACATCAACACAACTTTCTGTTGATGGTGCAGCAACTCAGGCTAACAGAATTGGGTCTACATATACTGTAAGTGGTAACAATATCACTGCAGGTACTATGGGTGGTCTAACTAAAGCATCTGGAGATAGTGCAACTACAGCAGCAGCAACACAAACTCAAGGTGTTTACACTGTGACGACAGCAGGGTCGGCTTTCAGCCTTTCCGAGAGTTTTGTTCATGGAGATGCCGTAGCACCTATTGGATCAGGTGTAGATGTATCTTCTGGAATAGTAGCAGACATGCCAGCTTACGGTAGTGTAGTTACACAGTCTGGAGGAGTAGCAGGATCATTAGCTGGTACAATTACCTCAGCAGGTGTGATGACACTAACAGCAGGTGGAGCAGGTACAACAGCTACTGGACAATTTGTTTCCGAGATAAGCATAGACTGATGACTCATGACCATGAAACTGAAGTTTGTGCTGATTGCGGGTGCACTTGCCCTTGCGAATGCACAGACTGCGACTGCTGTTCCAGTGGTCCCTAATTTCCAACAAGGCTCAATGACGAGCCGTACCGAGACTCAATCTACGGTACAGGAAACCATAAATTCAATTGATTATCGTACAGGATGGGAATACTCAGTGACAGGAACGGGCATCGACAACAACGGAGCTGCCCTAAATCCACCAGTGACAACATCAACGGTTTCGGTGACACCAGGTGTGTCAGCGACAAATGGCAATGGAATCATAACGGGAAGCGTAACATCTTCATTCGACTCGTTAGATTTCTCCAGTCCAAACAACTTTACAATATCAGATCCAAATGGTGCTTTCCAATTTACACAAAGCTATCAAGGACCAGGTATGACGAACCAAACAATAATACAACGCAGCACCACCATCCAAAGCGTCACAGATACGACAAGTACCTTTACACAATAGCAGCATTGTTTGTTGCATCACCAACCTATGCAGAGGGTGTAGGTGGTGTTTCTGCGACTGCAAATCCGATCGCCAATAGTTCTGGCTCGGTGACCAATCAAGCTATACAAGTTTTACAGGGTCCTTATATAACTAATACTTATGGTGGTGGAGTCAGTTGTCAAGGTAGAACATTAAATGTAACTCCATACTTCCAGTTTGCAGACTCAAGAAAGCATCCTTGGGAAGATTTTTATAACGAACCACAATATAATACTACAGATATAACAGGTAGAATGGTAGATCAAACTAGGACAGTTAAGAACTATCCTTGGGAAACTTGGTACAATACAACTCTTAAATCAGATGGTAGTAGATGGTTTGCTGATGGTGATGACATGGAGATAACAGAATCAGTTCCTGCAGGTGATGGAGTTCCAGATGCAGTAACAAATCAATCATTAGACCCTATATGGTTCAAACCTATTCGTACAGACATGAGAGCAAATCAAAGTCTCAACTTAGGTTTATCTGCTACACTATCCATACCATTAAATAAAAAACTAAGAGATTTGTGTGAACAGGCAGCAGTAGCACAGAATAACATGCAAAATCAATTAGTTGCCAATAAGAGACTCGATTTTGAATTAGCTAGGTTAAAAAACTGTGGTGAGCTAAAAAAATCTGGTATATTTTTCCACCCTCAGTCTCAATATGCTGCTATTTGTTCAGATGTAGTAGTTACAGCACCAGGCGGTCAAGTTGTACAGCATCAACATGACTTCCCACAACCAAAATGGAATAATCCTACTTCTTCAAAGGAGGAAGACCCCTTGAATCCCGATACTTATTTGATAAAATCTGAGAACGAGACAACTTCTTATCAGTCTTTCCCATCTTCTTCTTCACAGAATCAATCCCCTTCTTCACAGCAGGCTTCACAACTCGGAGGAGCAGATCTGCTAAAGGTTTTGCAAATAGGGCAGACGCAGTTGCCACAGTAGCAACAGCGACAGTAGTAGTTACCATTCCTGCTGAGGGTAAAAATTGCTCAACTGCAGGAACTGGTTCCCAAATTGTCTCACAGATTAATCCATCAGGTGTTAATTTGTATCCTGCTATTTGTTCATCACCCTTTTGGGATCTATCACCTACTCTCTGAGCATTAATTGGTGGACATTCTATTTCTTTATCTTCTTTCGGTGTATCAGGTGGTGATGTATCCGATTCTGGAGGTGGAGGAGGATCACCTGTATCTACTGGAGGTGGTTCATCATTTTCTGTTACAACTGTTTCCCATGTTAAATCCTCTGATTCATAGTCAGTCGGTTCGTAGTAAGGAAGACCGCCATCACATAATACAATATTACCTTTGGGGTCGTCATTTACTAGTGCCTTGCTGTTATTGCCTTCCTTCCGACTGGAATTCTCTCGACTTATCTTCACGCAACCAGGCATATCCACGATTGGAACTCCAATCTGAGTAGTTACTGGAATATGATTTGGTATTGTTGATGGTGGAGTGAATAACCATATGCGAGTATCTGTTATACCGATTGGTTGTACCTGATTAAAAGGTACATTAACACCATTTAACTTAATATAAGGAATTGACATAATACTGCTACAGTCAAAGCACCTCTAAAAATATTAGGTACATGCTTTAAAGGTATGTATTTCATTGATATTGGTTGTTTATACACTTGCATTACTTCAGAATAATTCATCCTATCTCCTGCAACTTTTCTACTACAGTCTTCTTTTGTATAGGTGCGACATCTTTTAATCCCTCTACACTATACCAAGGTGCATCTTCCCAATTAAATCCTTCACCAAATGTATTGTCTGCATTAGCAACATACCAATGACATGCAGCATCTGGTACATCTACTGCACATTTTTCCCAGTCATCTGACCACTGAGGAACTTGAACCCATAATGTTTCACCATTATTAGTTGTTTCGGCATATGCCATGTTCGGGAGATATACCATGAAGGCAAATATAATGCCTAGAATTAATGCTGATGTGTATTTCATTGTTTTGGATAAAGTTTTGAGATTCGTTGTTTTCTTAATTTTTCTTTATTTCTTCTCTGCTCTACTTCCTCATTATACCATAAAACTGGAGCACGGTTCAGTTTTAAAGCAGCAATCCACAATTTCTTTCGAGGAAGACGAAAGTATTTTCTTATTAAGTATTGGAGGGAGTAAAGTTTCATTGTTCTTTCTCTTTTATACCTTTCTCTGCTGCATATAGGGCAAATGACTTTGTAGCAACTAAAGATAATATATGTTTGATGTTGTTACTATCGTTTTCATCAAGTTCTTGAGTAGCAATAGCACCTACAACAATACCTAACTCAACCATTACAACAAGAAAGATCAGTTTCAATGCCCATTTTCCTGAGTTGAAAAATCTGCTGATTTGTGTTCCGATAAATGCTTTCATTGTTTTAGTGGAGTTCCTTTTACTGGTCCTGATGTCTCAGGCCATGCATCCTTTAATTGCTTAAAGACTTCTTCTGCGATAACTGTTCTTATTTGTTCAATTTGTGCTTCTTGTCTCTTTGCAGGACCATCATTGTAGTTGTCAATAACTTGACCACCGCCAACGAATGCACCTGTGCCAACGACTGCTGCTGCTGAACTATAAGTTGCTATCTTTTGAAGATCCATAATATTATTGTTATAGAAGTATTTAGACTAGGCTAAATAACTGAAGCAACCTGTATCTACTGATAGTGAGATGCCATTAAATAAGTTAGAAAATTTTATAAAGAATACCGAAGGTAGAATCCTTTATGTAAATCCAAATGATTTGGACTCTACAGACAGTATTACTAATCAGGGTAACTCTTTAACAAAACCATTCAAGACAATACAAAGAGCTCTTATAGAGTCTGCAAGATTTTCATATCAACCAGGTATTGATAATGATGACACAGATAAGACAACTATATTGATCTATCCAGGTGAACATCAGATTGATAACAGACCAGGATTTGCAATAAAACCAGACCCTACTGATGGAACTAGAGCATTATCAGTATCACCTACAGGTGGAGAAGCACTCGCATCACTAACATTTGGATTAAGTCTTACAAGTGAGTTTGATTTATCAGTTGAGAATAATGTATTATACAAATTTAACTCAGTCTATGGTGGTGTAATTGTACCAAGAGGTACTTCCATAGTTGGTATGGATTTAAGGAAGACAAAAATAAGACCGTTATATGTTCCAAACCCTACAGATGATGCAGTACCTCCATCCGCAATAATGAGGATCACAGGTAGTTGTTACTTCTGGCAATTCTCATTCTTTGATGGAAATGAGAATGGTTTAGTATATACAGACCATCAACAGTTTAATGAAGCAAATCAATCAAAACCAACATTCTCTCATCACAAACTAACTTGTTTTGAGTATGCTGATGGTGTGAATGATGTAGAAGGGTATGTAACAGATCTTAGTATGTACTATTACAAACTAAGTTATGCATATCAAGAACCAACAGGTCGTGCAGTAGATTATGAGTATCCTAATTTCTTAGGTGACTTTGATAAAGTAAGACCAGAGTATGAAATAGTTGGTGCATTAGGTAATGATCCTATTATCATAACATCTATCATAGCAGGTGATGGTACAACAGCTACAACTCAGGTAACTGTCACAACTCAGTCACCTCATGGATTAACCACAGGCACACCAATCAAGATTAGCGGTGTTAATGTTACACCTTATAATATATCAACATCTGTTCAGAGTGTACCATCAGCTACTCAGTTTACATACTTAATACCTGATGTCCCTGCTAACTTACCTGCTACACCTACAAATATTAGTGCAGCAAGAGCAACTATTGAAGCAGATACTGTAAAAGGAGCATCACCATATATCTTTAATACTTCACTCCGTTCTGTATATGGTATGAACGGTATGAAAGCAGACGGTGCTAAGTCAACTGGTTTCAGATCAATGGTTGTAGCACAGTTCACTGGTATATCACTACAGAAAGATGATAGAGCATTTGTAAAATATAATAAAGAAAGTCGTCAATACGAAGGAATAGCATATCAAAAAACTACAGGTGCTACACTAGCAGCAGAATCTAGTTCTACTGACCCTAATACAGTCTATCATTTAGATAGTGGTGCAATATATCGTAAAGGATGGGAACAAACCCATGTAGAAATGGATAATGATGCGGTCATGCAGATTGTATCAGTATTTGCTATTGGTTATAATGGTCATATTAAAGGGTCAGGTGGTGCTGATGCATCAATTACTAACTCTAACTCCAACTTTGGACAACATGCCTTGATTGCAGGTGGATTTAGACCTGATGCTTTCCCAAGAGATGACCAAGGATATATCACACATATTGTTTCTCCTGAGTGGGTTCCTACTTATGAAGAAGACAGAGATAAAATATCATATTTCCAGTTAGATGTAAATAAGACAAAACAAGCAGGTATATCATCACACTTATATCTCTCTGGATTTGATAGAGAGGATGTACCACCACTTCCATTAACACAGGGTTACAGATTAGGTGCAAACTTAAATGAAGAATTATATGTATCCATAGGTGGTACTGAATTTGGATCTCCAGTTTATATGCCAGAGAATGTAACAACTGGTGTTCAAACTTCTAGTATCGGTATCAACTCACATCAAGGAACTAAATTTAGTACTGCAGGTGTACCTAATACTAATTTTGAACTAGCAATACAGGATATTGGTATTATAGATGGTGAAACTGTTCGTGTTATCAGTGATGCAGGTGATTTACCAGAAGGATTAGAACCAAATAGAGTTTACTATGCTATTAAACCCACATCAACTGCACTGAAATTAGCAAGCACATTATCAAATGCTGTAAATAATATTCCTATATCAATCTATGGTGGTAGTGATTTAAGAGTAGAGAGTAGAGTAAGTGATAAGAAACCTAATGATATAGGACATCCAGTACAATTTGATGATACACAGAAAAACTGGTATGTTTTAACTGACACTAATTCTAATCTTTACGGTCAACTTAATACTAATGATTATGTCAAGAATAATGAGGAGACTGATGCATCATACTTCAAGAGATATGAGGATCGTAGAGGTATTGATAACAAATTATATAAAGTTCGCTATGTAATTCCAAAAGAAGCAGAGAACTCAAGAGATCCCGTAGATGGATTTGTATTGCAACCTTCAAGCACAACTGGATTCGCAAAAACATCTGATGCTACTGCAACTTCAATTACTTCTTCGGATAATAATTTTAAGAGAAACTACGGGTTTATTGCAACAACAAGTGAAGTGGGCAATACTGTCACAGTTAGAGCAGAACTACCACATGGTGTAAAAGTAGGACAACTTGTATATACTGAGAATGTTCTTGATAGTAACAACCCTACAGGTGCAGATAAAAAAGGATATAATGGATTCTATACTGTAACTGCAGTTCCTAATAATATGGAATTCCAGTATAGTAATACTGATGTAGATGGAGATACAAAAAATACAGGTAATTTCATAGACAATACTGCAAGCAGAGGTCTAAGTCTACCTAGATTTACTGTCAAAGATAACAAAGGTAACTTTGATGTTTATAGATCTACTGTACTGAAACCATATGCTAAGGATGAAACTGATGGTGTATATCTATTAGAAATCTTAGCATCTGATTACACACCACCAACAGAATTTACAGATCAACAGTACAGTCAACAGGTTAGTGACTTCTATCCACAGTTAGATAGAGATAATGTAAGAAAGAATCCACCTGCTATGAAATCATTTGCTAGGAGAGCTCCTCTTGGTAAAGTAGATTCTAATAATATACTTAACTCATCAACCAGAGAAGCAATAGATAAATTCTCACAAAACTTTGGTGTTGGTCTTGCTGTCTCTAGTGTTACTCCCGTATCAGCAGGTGTTGTAACAGTTCAACTAGACAATCAGCATGATTTTAACGGGGTGAAAGAATATGAAAATCTATCACCATTCAGTAGTGGCACAGGATTTGCTGTTACAGACAAATATAATGTAAGATTATTAGATGGATCACAAAATTGGAATGGTGCAACAGCACATATAAAAGTTGGTGTTGGTTCTACTTCTATAACATACTTCAAACTTCAGTCACCTGGCTCTGGTTTTATAGGTGGAGAGACATTGTACCCTGAGAACTTTACAGGTGCATCTATAGGAGTTCCAACTGCAGGTATTATCAATAATGTCAATGATACAATACAAGTAACTGGTGTTGGTAAAACAGATGATGGATATTACAGAATACTATCATTCCCAACTCCAAGTAGTATTGCTATCGCTGCTACAGTAGGAGATCCTACAATAATTCCTCATAATTCTGCATCTGGACAATATATCTTTAAATCAGGTCCTTCTGTTGCTATAGCGTCTACTCACTTTGATGTTACTACAGGATTGACAACATTTACTACATCCACACCTCATAATATCAGGAGAGGTGGACAGTTTACAGTTGTAGATAACAATAATAATAAGGTAGGAGATTTCTATAGTAATACTATCGCATCACCTAATGAGTTTACCTCAACCACAGTTACAGATCCAGTATTTGTATCAGGATATAGAATACTACCACATGCTTTCTCAGACAACAATCAAACAGTTGATGTTAAAGAAGCAATAGGTGCTAGATATTTCAATCTATATGGTGGAGATAGTGTAGGATTAAAAACTGACATAACAAATACAGCAACAATAATTCCAGTACAACATGCCAGTGGTATTGGTACTGCAAATAGATTTGAGTTAGGAGATTACCTTGAACTTAATGAAGAGATTGTAAGAGTTTCTGCTACAGGACTAACTGGATCAGGAAATGATTCACTTACTGTTCTTAGAGGACAATTAGGAACAGTTCCTAAAACTCATGCGATTAACACTCCAATGCGGAAGATAAAAACTCTAGCAGTGGAGAGTAGAAGACCTTCGATACTTAGAGCATCAGGTCACACATTTGAATATCTTGGTTATGGTCCTGGTAACTACTCAACTGGTCTACCACAAGTTCAGAACAGGACTCTTACTGAGACTGAAGAATACTTAGCACAGTCACAAAACAGAGGTGGTGGTACTAATGTTTATACTGGACTGAATAATAGAGGAGACTTCTTTATTGGTAACAAGAAGATTAACTCTGCAACTGGACAGGAAAAATCATTTGATATTCCTATTCCAAGTATTACAGGAGAAGATCCTTCTGCAAACTCTGTTGTATTTGATGAAGTTACTGTCAAACAGAGACTTAATGTTGAGGGTGGTGCAGGTCAAAACATACTATCACAACTTGATGGTCCTGTTACTATGACAAATGATGTCTCCATGACTGGTAAGGTGGTATCTAGTGGAACTATCGAACTAGCAGGTGATATAGACTTTACTGGTTCATTCCCTAACGGTGCTTCTATCAACAATGTACTTGTTGGTGTTGGTACTAATAAGAATGAGATTACAACTAAAACACTTCAAGGTAACTTGATTTTAAATGCAGCACCTGGTTTCAGAGTTGCAATCGCAACCGATACACAGTATGATGCACCTGTAACTTACAACCAAATAGTTCAGAATACTGGATTCACAACATTTAGTGGTGATGTGTACTTTGCAGGTGCAGGTGCTACATTCTGTGGAGGACCTTTACATGTGTGTGATGATATTGTCGCATTCTATGGTCAATCCTCTGATATATCATTAAAAGAAAATGTATCTACATTAGAGAATCCATTAGCTAAGGTTATGCAGATTCGTGGTACTGAATACGATTGGAAGGAAGGTAACAAAAACTATTCTGGACATGACATTGGTGTGATCGCACAAGATATTGAGAAGGTTCTTCCCGAAGCAGTATCTACCAAACCTGATGGCACTAAAGGTGTCCACTATAATAAACTTATACCTCTGTTAATAGAGGCAGTCAAAGATCTTTCTAATAAGGTTGATGACATCAAAGATAAATAACTCAAGGGTTTTACCTACTAAAAGATAATGCCAAGCAATTATAAAACCGTCATAAATTTCAGAGATGGGATTCAAGTAGATACTGATGACCTGATCTCCAATAATGGTCTGGTGGGTATTGGTAGTACAATACCTAGACAGCAGTTGGATGTTCGTGGTAATGTTATAGTATCTGAAGGTGCAGAATTTAATAATGTAACAGTTACAGGTATTAGTTCATTTAAGAATGATATTGCTGTTAGCAGTGGATCGTCAGTAGGTATAGGAACTACAGTTCCAGAGGCAGCATTTCAAGTTGGTATTGGAACTACAGGATTTACAGTAGATGAACAAGGTAATGTTACTGCTGTAGAATATTTCGGTTCTGGTGCAAATTTAACAAATATTCCCGCATCAGTTTGGACAAATCCTGGTGCAGGTGACACCATTTTTACATTAAAAGATGTAGGAATTGGAACTGACCAACCTAGAGGTGGTGCAGATTTTGCTGTAGGATATGAAATATACATGGATGCCGAGAGTGGTATTGGTACATTTGAAGGATTAGTAACAAAAAATATTACAGTATTAAATGAAACAGGTGCAGGACAGGGTAATATAAATGCAGAGGTTGGTACATTTTCAACCATAACAGCATCCAGTGCCTTTGTTGGAAGTCTAGCAGGTAATGCTGATAGTGCTACAGTTGCAACCAACGCACAAGGACTGACTGATGTACCTGCTATAGTTGTCAGCAGTGTTGTATCTGGAGGTGGAACATTCTCCAACCTTACAGAGTTTGATGCTATACAAGTATCAGGTGGAATCACAGCAAGTAATGGTATTATTACTGCAACCACATTTAGTGGAACTGCAACTACATCATTAAATGCATCAATAGCATATGGTATAGGTGGAGATCCAGATATTCAAGTAGATTCTGTTGATATTAATGGTACAGCACCCACATTCCTCAGAGGTGCAGGTGTTAGTACAGTAGGAGAAGAATTAAGAGTTGGAGAATTTTTAGGTGTAGGTAATACCTCATCTGCTGTTGGTGATGCTGCAGGTTTTATTGGAACAGTCAGAGTTCATAATGGTGATTTAATATTAGGTGGAAGTATATCAATCGGTGGTAGTTTAGTAGGTTCTGTTGAATTAGGTTCTACACAAAACATCAATGTACTTAATGTTGGTGCAGGTCTATCTGTTGCAGGTATATCAACATTCCAAGGAACTGTTACAGGTGGTGCTGACTTTAATGTTACTGGAACTGTAACCGCAGGAGAATTAGATGCAACTGATAGTTCAAATATTGGTGGAGGACAGACTATTGGTAGTGGTCTAGTTGTTGGTAATACCGTTGCAGGGTCAGATATAAGAGTATTGAATGGTGGTGGACTAATCCTAGGATCAGGAATTACTATGAATGGTTCTATCACTGGTGCTGATGGTATTACAGCGACTGGTGCTATTAGTGGTGGAAATATTACAGGTCAAAATATAGTTGGATCTAATATTAATATTGCAGGTATATCTACAATAGGAATTGCAAAAGCAAGTAGTTTAGAAATAGCAGGTGGTTTAAATGTAACGGGTATTGGAACAATATCAACGGGTCAAATTAAAATTGATGGTCTTACAGGTGTTGTATCTGCTGTTGGATATAGAGCATCAGGTATAAGCACATTTAGTGATATATTGGTTACATCTGGACAGAATACCAGAATCTTTGGTCAATATATTGGAGTCAATACTGGTAATCGTAGAATTACTGATGGTGTTGAGATATATTCTACACAGTCAGAATTGTTCATGGACGCATACTCTCAGGGTGTGGGTATTGGAACAACATCTGGTGACAGATTGATGAATAGTAAGTTCTATGTTGGTTATGGTAGAAACGGTAATGCTTTATTAGATTCAGTAAGTATATTTGAGAGTGGTAGTATTGGTATTGGTACAACTGCAGTTGCTGCTACAAGTGAAGGTCTGGAAAATGTAGATATCTATAGAAATATTAGATTATTTGGAGATCATACTGGCATAGGTGGTACTATTGGTGTTGGTACAAATACAATTCAAATTGGATTTAATACCACTCAACCTGGCGGTGCATTAGATATGAGATCAGCAGGGCAACCATTATGTTTACCTGTTGCAGAGGGAAATACAGCATCAAGTGGTGGATCATATTTCCATAGTGAGGGAGATCATGTTGGTAACTTATGGTTCAGTAAGCATGATATGAAACTTAAAATTGCTATGGGTCAAGGCAGTGGTAATTTCATAGGATTACTCACAGAAACATTTGGTAAGACACTTAATGATTTCGTTTCAATTAGAGGATTTAAAGGTCCTATATTTGAGAGTGAAGTTAATAAAACTGCACAGACACCCACAGTACCAGTAGATGAACCAGTTGGTTGGTCAACTTCTAACATGGGTTACTTCTCACCTACTCATCAACTTCAAGTATATTGTGCAGATGATCAATGGAGATCATTAGTAGGTAGTGCAACCACTGGTTATGAAATAATTACAGTAGGAAATACTGCGGTACTAAATCTAGTAGGAGTAGGTTCTATTGTATTAGGAACATTCACATAAAGTTATGGCAGCACCTGATTGGTCAAATACTACCCAACAATTATTAAAAACATCTGATATACCAAATAATACCGAGTTTTCATTTGGTCAAATTAGAGCAGCGATAGGTGATACATCAAAATCTATCTCTGCATCAGAATTGTATAGAGTTACAGATATAGACGCACCATATAATTTTCCTGCACATCCTACATCATCAGATCCACATTTACCATATATTTTAGATGCTGTAGAAAATGTTGGAGTACCCACAAGTGGTGCTATATCACCTCAAGATGTAAAAGATATAATAAAAGAATATGTTATAGAACAAGACCCAAATGCAACTGAGCAGAAATTTGATGCAGGTAGTCTTACAGGACCTGACACACCAACTGCTAGTGTAAACTGGGGAAATAACCTCAATAGAAATATTACCAAATACTTAAAAATTAGAGGTAGGATAGTTTCAGATGATACTAGCACACCTGCTGTATCCATTGCTAGCTCTGCATCATCTAATCTTAATCTATTTGTTAATAATTCCCCTGCAGGTAGTGGTATCATGGCAGCAGGTGGTGTCAAAGGTTCTGGATCAGGAAATCCTGGTGGTCATGCTATAACAATATCAAATCCCTCTGCACCTGCAACTAGAGTTGTATTTGTATCATGTGAAGGATCAACTTCTAAAATATGGGCAGGTGGTGGTGGAGGATTTGATGGTATTGATGGTGTGGATGGTGTAGATGGAACTAATAATGTGTCACCAGGTCAAGCAGGGGTTGATGGTCAACCTGGCGTTGATGGTACAGATGGCACACCTGGTTCACCTGGCAACTCAGGTTCAGATGGTCAAGATGGTTCACCAGGTTCATCTGGTCAACCAGGTCAACCAGGTCAGCAGACATGGATTTCATATAACTGGCAGAGAGTTAATAGTACAGCACAACAAACTATTTTAAGTTACAGTCAAAATTGTTCAAGACGCAGAGAATGGTGGTCAAGGTATCCTAGTTGTCAAACTACTACACAGTCAACACAACAAACTGCAAATGTTCAGCAGTCACAACAATATGCTATCAACAATCGTGTTGCTATGGCAGGTGGTCTTGGAGGACAAGGTGGTTCTGGAGGAGGAAAAGGAGCAGGTGGTGGAGCAGGTACTGGTGGACAAGGTGGTGTTAAGGGTTTACATGGTCAAGGAGGACAAGGTGGTTTAGCTGGACAAGGGGGTTATAATGGAGTTAAGGGTATTAAAGGATTAGCAGGTTCTGGTAGTGGAGGTAGAGGTTGGAACAATCTAACTGAAACTTTAAACTCATCAGGAGGGCAACCAGGCACACAAGGAACACCTGGTGGTGCAGGGACACCTGGTACACCTGGTACTTCAGCAACTGCAGCAACTCAAGGTACACAAGGTCAACCAGGTACAGGAGGTGGACAAGGAAGCAGTGGAAATCCTGGTTCTGGTGGACAACCAGGTCAACCCGCACAAGGTGGTGCTGCAACTGATGGTGCACCTGGTCAACCAGGTACTGATGGTACACCTGGTACAGATGGAACACCTGGCGGTGATGGGACACCTGGCACACCTGGCACACCAGGTCAACCTGGTACACCTGGTACACCTGGTGGTGATGGTCAACCTGGTACACCTGGTACACCTGGTCAAGATGGTGTTGCAGGTGGAGACTGGGGTAAGACAAATCCTGGTGGAGGTGCTGCAGGTAGAGCAGTCTCTGGTACACCTTATCAAGTCATCCCAAATGGAGGAGACATTCGAGTAATTTACTAATTTTATTATGGCACATTATCCTTTATTACCTCATCCAACATATGATGAGTGTGATTATGCAACTTGGGAAGATGGATTTACACCTGACGAATGTGATAGAATAATTCAAATAGGTGAATTGTATAATGCAATGAACTCTACAGTAGGTGCAGATTCAGAAAAACAAAAATCAAATGAAGCAATAAGAAAATCATTAAATTCATGGATAGGACTGAATAAGGATACTGAGTGGATATATGAAAGGTTAGGAAATATATGTAGATGTTTAAATGGATTGCATTGGAGATTTGATATATCAGGATTTGCTGAAGATTTACAATACACAAGATATAATAGTGACGGTTGTTTTTATGGATGGCATATAGATAATGGTATAAAAGGATCTGAATATCCTCAACGAAAATTAAGTATCACCTTACAGTTATCAAATCCTGATGAGTATGAGGGTGGTGATTTTCAAATTCATTCTAGTAGACTCTCAACACTTCCAAAGGAAAAGGGTTTGGTGATTGCGTTTCCAAGTTATTCATTGCATCAAGTTACACCTGTCACTAAAGGAAGTAGGAAAAGTTTAGTAGTATGGTTATCTGGTAAACCATTTCAATAACTGGCACAAATGAACTCACACAAAGGGTACAAAGTTTGCTATAATAGAGATATGAAAAACACACACCTAGAACATTTAGAAGATAATATCCTTAATGGTTCACCTAAAGAAACCATAGACTTTCTCAAATCATTCGGTCATATGTTGACTGGCAAAAAGTCTGACTTAAAAATTAGTACAAAGTGGGATGGTTCACCTGCTATTATTTGTGGCATTGACCCACAGACTGATAGATTCTTTGTTGGTACTAAATCAGTATTCAATAAGTTCAATCCTAAAGTTTGTTACACAGAGACAGACATAGATTTATATTATTTTGCACCTGATGATGAACAGTTAGCAAATAAACTCAAAGTATGTCTTAAGTATCTACCTACACTAGGTATCAGAGGTATGGTTCAAGGAGACTTGTTATTTACTAATGATACAGAATATGCAAATTTAGATGGAGAAAGATATATTACATTTACACCAAATGCTATTACCTATGCAGTTCCTGTTGACTCTCTCAAGGGCATCAGTATCACAGAGGCAGAGTTAGGTATAGTATTTCATACAGTTTACTTAGGAGACACTATACAGACTGCTACAGCAGCAGTAAATGCTCAGTTAAAGATACCTAGCACTAAAGAGTGTTATGTTCCAGATGCTAATTTTGTAGATGAGTCAGGTATAACTAAGTTTAATGTTCGTGACAGTGCTAAGTACACTGCTCTTATCAACAGAGCATCAGGTTCAGTTCACAAATCAAAAGAATTTCTAAAACTTATACATGAGTATGGTACATCTAAATTCTTGATGGCAACATTATTCAAACAGTTTTTCAATGAGAGAATTAGAACTGGTAAGGGTGTTGTTGACACTAAGAGAGTTGCAGGAGATTTTGCATTATTTTATGCTAGAAAAATGGATGAAGAGATTGATAAGAAAAAGACTGAGACTGCAAAGAAAAGATATATGCACATGAAGAACATGGGTTTAAAATTCATACAAAAGTTTGAGATGGAGATTTATTTTGTGGTAGCATCATACATCTCAGTTCGTACTGCTAAGAAAATGGTATTAAGTCAGTTAAATAAAGTTGATAGAATCAAAACATTTGTTGATAGAGTTCCTTCACAACCAGAGGGATATGTGGTATCATATAAAGGTACTAACCTAAAGTTTGTTGATGATGATTTTAGGCAAGCAAACATTACCGTTGTAAAATCATGGACAAAGTAGCAACATTCCAAGACTTTATTAAGGTCAGGGAATACATTACACTAAAGTATGAGTATTATGCTAGACTAGGTAGGTTTAAAGATTTATCTCCAGAGGAGAAAATTGAACAAGATGCCTGTTGGAAACTCATTAGAGAAATCAAAGGATTTATGGACAATGTTGAGGAAAATTTTGAAGATCCCGACCAGTATCATGACTTCTTACTTGATGACAAAATTATCCCATTTGATATATTAACTACCAAAGATTGTGAATGATTACACCAATAGCACACAAATTTAAAGTCTTTGATGATTTTGTTAGTCCAACTTACCAAGATGTTATAGAACAATTATTATCGAGTCCAGAAATTCCTTGGAGTTGGCAAGATTCAATGGATTATAAAGTAGGTGATAAGAGAGGTGGTGGATACCCACAGTTTACTGTTAATGTATTTGAAGATGGTAAGATATGGGATACATCACTCTATCACACTATGATAGGTTTAATGAGTAAGGTAGTAGATGATATTTTACCAGACTACAGACCAGTAAGGATTAGAGGTATATTACAGACACCAATAAAAGATGATATAGTACATTTTCCACCACACACAGATACAACTGACTCTGGAGGATTTAGTGCTATATATTATGTTACTGATGCCACTGGAGACACATACTTATTTCAAGAAAGAGATATTAATGATGAGATAGGAATAGACAATAGATTTGAACATCAGTGGAGTCCAGTAGATAAAGTATCACCTAAGAAAGGTAGATTAATTGTTTTCCCATCAAATTATTATCACGCAGGTAGTCCAACTAAGGATGAACGAAGAGTGTTAATTAATTTCAACTTTATGCCATGACCAGAAAAATTGCAGTAGTGGGTGCTACACCCGAAGCGTTCATACAGTTATCATTATTAGTAATGAATAGAAGGTATGATGGTAAAGAAAAATTTGGTGATGATGAGTTTACTTTAATACATGACCCTGACAAAGTATATCCATATATGTTAAGTGGTATTGGTGTTGCCTTTCAAGAAGTATTAGAGAGAGAAATATTTTTTACTAAAAGATGGTTAGATAAGTATTGTGACGGTGTTGATAGTTGTGGGTATAAGTATGTTGGTTGGGGTAATAGAAGAGATAAAAACTTTATGGTATCAGGATGTAGCAATACATTTGATATTGAAAAATTTAGACAACATTTTCTAGAAGATGGTGGTAAGATATTTGGAAAGAATGTAAGTATAATACAACAGAAAATAGATTCATTCTCTGTTACTGATGATAAGTGTTTAATTAATAATAATGAGTATGATTATGTCATAGACTGCACAGAAAAAAATCCATTAGGTTGGGAAATGGATTATATGCAACCTAGTGTGACATTTACTAATAGTGCAATAATGATAGAAATACCAGAAAAAGGTAATTGGAATTATACTATTGAATATGCTGCTAAGTATGGTCACATAGTGGGTTTACCCTTGCGTGACAGTCAAAGATGGATATATCTATATGATAATAATATTGCTCATGAACTTGATGTTGTAGAGGATTTTAAGGAGGTATTTCCTAATTTTAAATTTGATGAGACAGTCAATGGTGGACAAAGAACATTCTTTTATGAAGAACATTCATGGATACCTAAAATATCAAATTATGTAATACATCCTGATAATAAAAGATATATGAGAAATGGTGCTGCATTAATAAACATAGAACCTGCATCGCCTGGCACAAGTGCAGAGTCAACTTATTTTGTTGCAGAACAAATATGTAGATACCTTTATAATGATAATGCTAGAGATCGAGAAGTGCATGACCATATGCTACAGTTAAATTATGGAAGTTATATTATACAAACTTTACAGTCTTTTTTATGTTTTACTTATCAATATGGTTCAAGACATGATACAGAATTCTGGAATAGACTTAAAGAGCAAGCAACTGAGTATTTAAACAGTCCAGTATTTGCACATCCTGGCGTATTTGCAGGAAATAAATTCTTAGATAAAATAATAAGTGACTCATTTACTGAGGAGGATTTTAGAATAGCACATCACGCACAAAATGCTAGTGGAGAATTGATACTACCTTACTCATGGATGAACAATGCAAATATGTTCTATGAATATTCAATAGGTCTAGGAGCTCCGTATGCTCATTTATTATCAACTTTGGGAGAGACTGACCCACCAGAACCATTTGGAACAATAGGATACGATTGTATATGAATATAGTAATAGTTGGAGGTGGTACATCTGGATTAGTTACTGCTGCATTATTCAATAATTTTTGGAAAGATAAAGTTAATATATCATTGTATTATAATCCAGAGAATCAAAGTATAGGTGTAGGGGAGGGAACTACACCTAGTTTTGTTGATGTGTTTGAAGAAACTTTAGGATATAATACAGAGGATGTTATTAGAGAATTAGATGCAACAGTTAAGTTAGGTGTATTGTTCAAGGACTGGATTCCACATACACAGTATTATCATGGATTTGTGGAAGTTGCAGATGATGAAACAGGAACTAGAAGTGAAATATTAACAAGTAATGTGAGTTCCTTTTATTCTCTACTTAATGATTGTTATACTGGTGGCATTAACTTCAATGAACCAACAAATACTATTCCTGCTGATTATGAATTACATAAGCATGATTTTGCATTTCATATAACAACAGATAAATTATGTGAGTTTCTATTCAAATATTTAAAGGGCAGAGTCAATATTATAGAAGATAAAGTGAGTGAGGTAAAAACTGATGGTAAAAATATACAGAGTATTATATGTGAGAAGAGTGGGGAAGTAACTGCAGATTTATTTGTAGATGCAAGTGGACTCAATGCTATGTTACTTAATAAGTTGGATGATGCAGAGTGGGTAGATTTATCTGAGCATTTACCATTAGACAGGGCAATACCACAGAAAATAAAAAATCACAGTGATTTTATTCCTAGTTACACACTAGCAAATGCGACTAAAAATGGGTGGATTTGGCAGATCCCGTCACAAACTGAATATGGTACGGGTTATTTGTACTCATCTAAGTTTACTACTGATGATGAAGCAAAGCATGACTTTGATAATTGGTTAGCAATAAATCATTCTGAAAGATTAAGTGAAGAACCAAAGATACTTAAATGGAATAGTGGATACTGGAAAAAACCTTGGATAGGAAATTGTGTAGCAGTAGGTTTAGCAGGTGGATTTATAGAACCACTTGAAGCATTGACTCATCAATACCTTACATTCATGGTAGAGACATTTTTGAGTGTAAATTCTACTCTTAAAATGCTAGACTATAATAGAGATAGATTTAATATGTGTCAGAATAAAAGATTGTTTGACTACACACAATTTTTAAACTTACATTATTGTACTAATAGAACTGACTCTAAATTCTGGAGATATATGAAAGATCATAAAACTGACTGGGTAAGGACTTTGGAGGAAAAATGTAAGCATGAGTTCCTAGATATATTTGATACTGATGATATGTTAGATTTCTGGGGTAACGATAATTATATACAGATAATGAAAGGCATTAACATGATTAATAACAAAGCAATAGAGGAGTATATGTGGTCAAGGAAAAATCCACAGGCATTATATGATGATGCTAAACAACAGCATGATTATATTCAAGACTATAAGAGTAAAACTAATATGGTAGATCATAAGGAATATCTTGAGACAATTAAAAATCTGTCACATCTACCTTACCTACAATAATATTATGGACTATAATGTAAATATATGAAAATTCCAAAAAGGTCAGAAATGGTAGCATCACAAATTGCAGGTAAAAACGCTAAGGTAGCAGGACATGAGTTTGAACATAAACTTGCTGCTACATTTGACAATTTGTTTGGTGGTAAACATACTGTTGACGGAAAACCAAATACTAAGGTTGATATTAAAGAAGAGACTAGAGACTGGAATTATAGTGTAAAGAGTGTATCAAAGAACCACACACAGGTAGGTTTATATTCTACCTCTAAATGGATTAAACACTTTAAATTATCTAATACATTATGTGGAGAATTTCTAACTCAATTCTTTGGTTATCCAAATGAAGGACTAAAATCCATTGTACAAGAGAAACATCCTACACTTGAATTATCTGATAAAGAAATACATCAAAACAGAGTATATAAAAATAATATTGATACTAAGGTGTCATCATCATTCTTAAGATGGATGAATACAAATAAGATGGAAGTATTTGAGGTAGTTGTTGCAAAGGGATTTGAAGGTGAGTCAGTAAATACTCTTGTATGGCATTTAAAGGGTACTGAGAGAATAACTATGATTCCATTAGATACATTAAGAACAAAAGTAAAAACTGGTAAGTGGACATTAAATAATACTACCGCAGAGTTTAGAACTAAAGATGGTGAAAAACTATTTCATCTACAAATGAAGGGTAGTGGTAAGAAATATAATTCTGGTTATCATGGTATGATGTTTCACATTTATAGATGAAAAAACTATTAAAAAACTTAAAATTGAAGAGACTATTACAAAAGTCTCATCCAAATAAAAAAATAACAATCACAGACAATCCTGATGGTTCACAAACTATTTCAATCCTATGACTAATCAACACAAAGCAAGAGATATTATGTCTGATGAAGCATGGGACATGGTATGGGAAGGACTTAAAGAATACTGTAAAATAAATGGTATGGCAGAAGATTATATTAAATATGATACTTATTTTAGAAGTCACCTAACAAACAAAAGAGCAGAAACTAGACATAAGTATATCAGAGAGGGTATGGACTCAATAATTGATATGTTTGAAGTTACAGAATATGAGGAGGGAGATACACCAAAATGAGAAACAAAATTAAAGTTGGACTTGATTTATTCCAGATGGAACAATTAGATCATATCCTTAGAGAGATAGAAGAAAATCCAGAGTTAAAACATAGATTTATTATGGATGATAAAGCATATAATGAAATAATAGCACTTGTTAATAGTGTCAAAAAATGCTATAATAAAGCATTAGATCAGATCGGTTTTACTGTTCAAGATCACTTTTTAGACAAAAACGATTATCCTGACAAATGTGATGAAGTCATCCAGATCATTAATGAAAACCTCTAAACCCATTGTTCTAGCAAGAATGATAGGCACTTATGGAATAATATTAGGATACTTTGTTACATTACATATTAGCACTTATGTTGGTGCTATGTTCAATGTCACATTTGAGTTGATGGCATTACCATTTTATATTCAAAATAAAATGTGGGATGTCGTAATAATGTTTGTATTCCTATTGACAATAGGATTCAGTAAAATTGCTATTGGAATTAATTAATGGAAATTAAACGAAAACTAAAGGCACAGGTAAAGACTAAATTCTATTACCTATTTTGGGGAACAGCAACCCTATCAGTATTTGCAGGACAAATTTATGTGGGTTCTGGTTATAGGCAAATGTCGTCATCACTTGATGCGTGGTTCGATAAAACTATCTCTATTATGATACAAAAGAGATTAGGACAACCTAGAGGATATTATCAACCTCTACCTACTGAACCACAGGGTCAGTATCCTAGGGATGGAGTGATTAGATGAATTTTATCTACTTCATAAAGAAACTTATGTCAAGGAGGAATGTGACAATAAAAATATCTACACACAAACATAAAAGAAGAGACTTAGATTCGCTATAATAGATGTATAAGACAGATTTATTATTATGAACAGAGAAAAAGGATTAAACATTGATGTTACTAAAGGTCAATACATGATGCTCTATAATATTATGTGTGAACATAATCAGATGGTTAATCCTCAAGCAAATCCAGATTTTGATATGCAAACTTTCGATAATCTGTTTCAAGCAATCACAATGGCAAAGGAGACTTACTTATCATGAAAATTAAATGGCAACCTAAAGTAGGAGATCATTGTGGCATCTACTTTTATAGTGATGTTCACCCTGCTACTGTTATTAAGAGAACACCAAAATTTGTATGGATACAGGAAGACAAATATACATTACAAAAGGACTGGAAACCTGAGATAATTCCTGGTGGATTTGCAGGACATTGTACAAATAATAATAGTCAACGATATGATTTTACCAGAAATGAAGATGGTAGAATTAGTAAATTTAGTTTAAGGAAAAATGGTAGATGGTGTAGATGTGGAGATAACTCTACTAGACCGACTACCATACATGAAGGATGGAGAGCATTTTACGATTACAATTTCTAAACTGTCACATCAATAGCAGATTTTATATTCATTATCCATTATAATATTATTATTGACAGCAAAACTTTGAATACAACACTTAAATCACATCAAACTAAAGCACTTAACATAATGGCAAAACATCCTAAAGGATGTGTCTATGTTCCTACTGGTGGAGGTAAGACTATTTGTATGATTGCTGATGCTTTCAGACAACTAGAAAATACTACTCTACCTAAGACTATTATTGTTGTTGCTCCTAGAATACTACTAGCACAACAATTATGCTCAGAGTTTTTGACTCATATCAAAAATGTAGAGGTGCTTCATGTACATAGTGCAGAAACAGAGTTCAAGAGTACAACTAAAACTGATGTAATTGATGACTGGCATTTCAACAGCACAGAAAATCAACTCATCTTTACTACATACCATTCACTACATAAGATTGCTGATTCTAGCATCAATGTCGATACAATATATTTTGATGAAGCACATAACTCAGTACAAAGAAATTTCTTTGATGCTGTATCATACTTCGCAAGACATTCTACTAGAAAGTATTTCTTTACTGCTACACCTAAGTACACTAGATCAGCAGATAACAAGAGAGGTATGAACAATACTAAAGTATTTGGTAATACTCTATTAAATGTCCCTGCTCCAGAGTTAGTAAAAAGTGGATGTATTCTATCACCTAAACTAGAAGTATTTGATAGAGAAGAAGAGAGAAACAAAGAAAATGCTAGTGAGATTGACAGGGATGTCGTCCTAGACATACTAGACAATATTGATGAGAGTGATAACTCTAAGGTATTAGTTGCATCACCTAATACTAGAGTCCTATGGGCAATGTTATCACAAACTGACATTATTACTGAACTATACAAGAGAGATTATCATATTATGCACATTACATCTAAGCATGGTGCATATATCAATAAAAAGAAAGTTCGTAGAGACAAATTCTTTGATACTCTTACTAAATGGGGTGATGATGATGACAAGAAGTTTATCTTGTTTCATTATTCTATCCTATCAGAGGGTATCAATGTCAGAGGTCTTACTCATACTGTATTGTTGAGAAATCTACCTGTAATTGAAATGGCACAGACTATTGGAAGGGTCATCAGATTACATAAATATGATTATCAAGATATACAGGAAAACAAACTTAAAGCGGGTGATACAGAATCATATCGCAAACCACATGGTATAGTAAATGTTCCTGTCAACAGTAAATCTAGTAAGGCAACTAGAAACAGACTTCAAAAACTAATTGAGTTAATTTTTGAAGACGGATTACCTGCACATTCATTCGCAAACTAATGACTACTTTCATTCAAGTTGTAACTTATAAGGTAGATGGTTCATCTACTGAAGTAACAGAAGAAGTTACAGCATCAACACCTACTGCTGCTAAGAATTTCATCCAAAATCGTGATGGAACTAGCATACAAATTGTTAAGAACTTAACTACTATTCCACCAGTATCCTAATCCTATTTTATTATTATGTCTTTATTTGATACAAACAATCGAACAGCGTCAGTCACATTTTATCGTAATGATATGGGACTAATTACTGTTGATGTCCCTGCAACTAATTATGATAGTGCAAAGAGAACTATCAGAGAACAGTATGGTGATGTTGACATTAAAAGAGTAAATCTCAACTAATGAAAGATACCATATTATTTGGAGATTGTAAGGATACCCTAAAAACAATTGATAGTAAGGTTCAGATGTGTGTAACATCACCACCTTACTATGGATTAAGGGATTATGGAGGAGAAGAAAATCAAATAGGGCAAGAGAATACACCCGAAGAATATATTGAATCGTTAGTTCAAGTATTCAGAGAAGTGAAGAATGTCCTATCTGATGATGGAGTCCTATGGGTAAACATAGGAGATAGTTATTATAACTATAGACCAGGAAAAGGTCAAGGATTAGTTAAGCAATCAGTATCTAAAACTAATCAGGATTTACCAACTAAATGCAATCGTAGAGCAAATAAATTAGAAGGATTAAAAGAGAAAGATTTAATCGGCATCCCTTGGATGTTGGCATTTGCACTAAGGAAAGATGGATGGTATTTGCGTCAAGATATTATATGGCACAAACCTAATCCTATGCCTGAGTCAGTAAAAGATAGATGTACAAAGTCACATGAATACATTTTTCTTTTGAGTAAAAACAAAAAGTATTATTATGACAATGAAGCAATCAAAGAACCAGTCAAACAAGACTGGGGAACAAGAGATCGCACAAAAGGTAAGTACCATAATTCTGGTACTGGGTTATCTCCTCATAGTGGTTTATCCAAGTCTTATGACAGGAAAAATAAACGATCTGTTTGGTCAGTAACAAATAAACCATACAAAGATGCTCACTTTGCGGTTTATCCACCTGACTTGATAGAACCTTGCATATTGGCAGGGAGTCAAGAAGGTGATATAATTCTTGATCCATTTATGGGATCTGGAACTACTGCTATGGTAGCAAAGAAATTAGGAAGACATTATATAGGATGTGAGTTGCATGAGTCTTACTCTGAATTAATTGATAAGAGAGTGCCAGTTGATAAACCTATACATAACCCATTAACTAAAGCATTAAACTTGATATAATAGATGTATAAGTTGGCATACCTGAGTTCTTAATGTTCCACATTCCAACTTATACCTTTATTATACA